TTGCCGCCTCTGGTAAAGTAATTGTTAAAGGATCTTTAGTTGTTTCCGAGACCGGAAATGATACTTTTAGTTCTTCTGGTAAAGTTCTAGTCAAAGGTAGTTTAACTAAATCTGAAACCGGTCCAGACACCTTAACATCTACCGGTAAAGTAATTGTTAAAGGTTCACTAGTTGTTTCCGAGACTGGTTCAGATACGTTTGCGGGTACAGCTAAACTCATTGTCAAAGGATCTCTAGTTGTTTCTGAAACTGGTTCAGACACCTTAACATCTTCTGGTAAAGTTCTAGTCAAAGGTAGTTTAGCATCATCAGAAACCGGTCCAGACACCTTAACATCTACCGGTAAAGTAATTGTTAAAGGGTCATTAACTTCATCAGAAACTGGATCAGATACTCTAACATCTTCTGGTAAAGTAATTGTTAAAGGATCTTTAGTTGTTTCCGAGACCGGAAATGATACTTTAACATCTTCTGGTAAAGTTCTAGTTAAAGGTAGTTTAACCGGATCTGAACTTACTTCCGATACTTTTGCCTCAAATGGTTTTATTGTATACGGTGGCTTATTTAGAGCAACTGAAACTGGATCAGATACTTTAACATCTTCTGGTAAAGTTCTAGTTAAAGGTTCATTAGCTGCTACCGAAGCCGCTGACACATTTGTATCAACAGGTAAAGTTTTAGTTAAAGGTAGTTTAGTTTCATCAGAAACTGGTTCAGACACCTTTACAGGCACAGCTAAACTCATTGTTAAAGGTTCTCTAGTTGTTTCAGAGACCGGCACTGATGCATTCTATGCAACTGGTGGTGTAATTTCAACAGGAACTTTATTAGCCACTGAAACCGGCACCGATACATTCTATGCAACTGGATATGCAAAAGTATCATCTGGCTCTTTAATTGTTTCTGAAACTGGAAATGATACTTTTACATCTACCGGAAAAGTTGTTGTTAAAGGATCTGTAGTTGTTTCTGAAACAGGAAATGATACCTTAACATCTTCTGGCACAGTTAAAATTAGAGGTAGTTTATCGGTTTCTGAAACTGGAAATGATACTTTTACATCTACCGGAAAAGTTGTTGTTAAAGGTGCGTTAACTTCATCAGAAACAGGCTCTGATACTCTAACATCTTCTGGTAAAGTTGTTGTTAAAGGTGCTATATCTGCTACTGAAACAGGAAGCGATACTTTTAGTTCTTCTGGTTCTTCAAAAGTAACAGCTGGTTCTCTATCAGTAACTGAAACTGGAAGTGATACCTTAACATCTTCTGGTACAGTAAAAGTAAAAGGTTCTTTAGTTTCATCAGAAAGCGGATTTGATATCTTTACTGGAGCCGGTCTTGCTCCATTAACTTTCTTTGGATCAGTTCACGCTCTTGAAACTGAAACTGATACATTTGAATCGCTAGGAAAAATAATTGTAGCTGGTAGTATCCACGCTTCCGAATTAACTGGAGATGGTCTTACTGGATCTGGATCGGTTCTTGATCAAGGTTCGATGGCCGTAGTTGAATTAAGTGATATTCTAACAGCTACTGGTAAAATCCTAGTTAAAGGTATGGTAGAAGCTGGGGAATCTGGAGAAGATTCGTTAGCAGCACTAGGTAAGATTATTATTTCGGGTGGAATGTCTGCACCCGAATATGTATATGATCCAGCATCAGAATATATAGAAACCGGATATGTCGACAGTGGATATTATGAGCCACCTCCAGATGGCCAGGATATCATGATATCTAGAGGAAAAGCTCGTCGAGTTAATAAGAGCAGTATGCTAATGCTTTTCCTATAATTTAACTAATATAAATATAGTAATAAAGAGAAAAAATATGAGTTCATCTAGACCCGCATCCAGACAAGAATTGCTTGAATATTGCTTACGCAAGAACGGCGCCCCTGTTGTTGAAATAAACATCGACGAAGATCAGATGGAAGATCGTCTAGATGATGCGTTACAATTTTATCAAGAGTATCACTTTGATGCCACCCAAAGAATGTATCTTAAACATAAGATCACATCATCAGTATTAACGTTAACCTCTGGTAATGCTAATGTATTTGAAGATGGTGAAACTTTAGTTGGCCAAACTTCTGGTGCAACTATCGATGCCATTTTTCATAATTCAACTGGAAATACTCTATATTGTAAAAACTACCACTTTGAAAATGCTTTATCAGGTGCATTTATTGGAGGAGAAACTCTTGTTGGATCTCGTACTGGCAATAGCTGTATACTGGCTTCTAGTAATTTCCTTACTCTTGGGGACATTGATCTTGGATATCTGCAGTTAGATGATTCCATTACTGGAGTTATTCGTTTAGTACCATTTACCGATACTAAAGCGCAAAATATTAATATGTTTGACGTAAGATATCAATTACGTTTAAACGACTTGTTTGACTTGTATTCAACATCAGTTGTTTACTATACACAAGTTCAGCAACATTTAACATTATTAAATCAGATGTTAGTTGGAGAAAAGCCAATTAGATTTAATAAGCATATGAATCGTCTATACATCGATATGGACTGGCTCAATTATGTTAAACCAGAACAATATATTTTAGTTGAATGCTATAAGATTATTGACCCTTCATTGTTTACCGATGTGTATAATGATCAGTTTCTAAAACGTTATTTAGCTGCTTTGATTAAGCGTCAATGGGGAACTAATATGAAGAAGTTTGATAAAGTAGAACTTCCTGGCGGTGTAATTCTAAATGGTGGTCAAATCTATTTAGAAGCTGATAACGAAATTAAAGAGCTTGAGGATGAAATGCAGAATAAGTATCAGCTTCCTCCAGCCATGATGTTAGGATAAATTTTGGCTGTTAATCCGTATTTTCAAAATGGCCGTAGTATTGGTTCTACTAGTGAGCAAAGACTCATTGAAGAACTTATTATGTAATGCATTAAGGTGTATGGATTTGACACGTTGTATCTCCCTAGAACATTAGTTAAAGATGATCAGCTATTTTTAGAAGATACTCTATCTAAATTTCAGCAATCTTATCCTATTGAGGCCTACTTAGAAAGTAATACTGGCTTTGAAGGGAATGATATTCTATCTAAGTTCGGAATTCAAATGAATGATTCCGGAACATTTGTTATTGCAAAAAGAAGATGGGAAGAAGCTGTTGGAAGATCACCAAATTTAATGCTTCCCGATCGCCCCGCTGAAGGTGATTTAATTTATTTCCCAATTACTAATTCTTACTTTGAGATTAAAAAGGTTAATGTATTTAATCCATTTTATCAATTAGGTAAACTATACGTTTATAAGCTAGAAGTAGAATTATTTCAATACAGTTCAGAAAGAATTGAAACTGGTAATGCTACTATCGATGATATTGGAAGTATCTTTGGTTCATTGGATATTTTAAATAATCAGTTATTACTAGAGACTGGTTCTGTTATGTTGGCTGAAGAAGGTACTGGCTCCTTTATTGAAGAAGCGCATACTCTAAAATCTACAGATGTTCAATCTGATAATGAATTCTTTGAGACTAAAAATAACGATATTTTAGACTTCTCTATTACTAATCCATTTGGAGATATCGTTAGATAATGTTTAATAATCAGAAATTCTATCATCAAACAACTAGAAAGTTGATCATCGCTTTCGGATCCATGTTTAATAACATTATGATCGACCGTAAAGATGATGCTGGAAACTTGATTCAAACACTCAAAGTTCCGCTTTCCTACGGTCCAAAACAAAAGTATTTAGCTCGTATTCAAGCTCAACCTGATTTAGAAAATCGTCAGTTTGAAATATCATTACCTAGAATGGCTTTTGATATTACTGGATTTAAGTATGATCCAACTCGTAAATACCCACCATTAAATCAATCGATGGCTGGAAAGGGGTTAACAGCCGATACACAGTATAGTCCAGTTCCATATGATGTTACTATTAATTTGTATGTAATGACTAAGAATCAAGATGATGGTTTACAAATTGTAGAGCAAGTCTTTCCATTCTTTAATCCTGTATACAATTTAAATATTAACGATATTCCAGAACTTGGAATTAAAAGAGCTGTTCCAGTTACCTTAGATAACGTTCAATTTGATGATATCTATGAAGGTGATTTTTCAGCTCGTAGAGTAATTGTTTGGACATTAACATTCACTCTAAAGATTAATTTCTCTGGTCCAATATCTAGCAAATCAGTTATTAAATCAGCTACATCGAATATTCATGGCACTTTAGATACATCGGTTACTGCCGCTGAAGCTATTACTGTTACTGTGAATCCAATCACGGCCAGTAAAGATGATAACTGGACCTTCATTACTGAGTTTGACAATATACCATGAAATCCCACGAAGAATTAAATAAAGTATTTGGAATAGTTCCTACTGAAGTAGTAGAAATTAAGTCAGATATTATCAAAGAGCCTGTTCCTGAATCTGAAGGTGAAAGCAAAGATATTCAAAGCGACTATGATTTAGCACGTAACACCTTACGCAATCTTATTGAAAAGGGTGAAGAAGCTCTAGACGATATGATGGCTGTAGCCAAGGGCTCTGAGCATCCTCGCGCCTTCGAGGTCACTTCTACTCTAGTAAATACTATTGCCGGAGCCGCTAAAGATTTATTGTCTTTACAAAAGACGATGAAAGAGATTAAGAAACCTGCAGCTGGTGAACCTTCCAATACTCCGCAGAATGTAACTAACAATAATATAGTATTCCAGGGTACTACGAGTGAGCTACTAAATCATATTAAAGATGCTCGGAAAAAAGTAATCGACGTTTAAATTATGTTCTGTGTATATCTTACCTCATATAGAGGAAATAAACTACCTTCTTTTTATATAGGATCATCTTCAGTTGATCGTGTTAATAATGGATATCATGGTAGTGTTGTGTCTAAAAAATATAAAGATATATGGCAGCAAGAACTAAAGAATAGCCCCGAGCTTTTTAACACAATTATTATATGTACTCATTCTACTAGAAAAGAAGCTCACGAAAAAGAAAATAAACTGCAAAAAGCTTTAAATGTTGTAAAATCTACAATGTATATAAACATGTCTTTTGCTCAGCCTAATGGATATGCTGGAAGAGATACTTCAAAAGAAAATAATCCATATTATGGAAAAAAGCATTCTCCTGAAGTTATAGTAAAGATGAAAAAAGCAAAAGAAGGTAATAGGCATCCGTGGAGAGGTAAAAAAAGACCTGAACATTCAAAAAAATTAAAAGGTGTTGTAAAACCTATGGGTTTTGGAGAAAAAGTTAGTAATGGTAATAAAGGAAAGCATCACGGTTCACCAAAGGGTACTTTAAACCATAATGCTTTAGCTAATATAGATAGATATCTTAATGAATATATTAAAGTATGGCAGTTATATAATCAACAGCCTGCATTAAATTTGCAATACAATATTATTGGTAGAAATGGAAAGCTTATAACATATGATATTGCTTTTTCGAAAGAATATACAGATACATTAAATATTTCCTCCAAGCGAATTCTTAATATTATTCGTAATAAAGATAATTTAATGTATCAACTGGCTATGAGTGAAATTAATGCTTTTACATAATAAAAAATTCTCATACCTCGGTAATCAAAATTTAAAACCATCCGGCTTTATTCAAGAGTGGGATTCTGACCAACTATCGGAATATGTTAAGTGTTCTGAAGATCCCATATATTTTATTACTACCTATGTCAAAGTAATTACCATTGACGGTGGTTTAGTTCCTCTTGAACTATTCGAATATCAGATTAATTTTATTCGAGAAATGCATGAGAATCGCAAAGTTCTTGGAATGTTTCCTCGTCAGTATGGAAAAACTACTTGCGTCGCTGCATATATCTTATGGTATATCCTATTCAATGACTCTAAAAACGTAGCCATTTTAGCAAATAAAGCATCTGCTGCTCGTGAAGTTTTAACACGTTTGCAATTAATGTATGAGTATATCCCAAGTTTTCTGCAACAAGGAGTTAGAACTTGGAATAAAGGAGATATTGGATTAGATAACAATTCTAAAGTATTTACTTCTGCAACTTCAGCATCTGGTATTCGTGGTAAAACAGTAAACTTTTTATATGTAGATGAGTGCGCTATTGTTCCAAATAATGTAGCTGAAGCGTTTTTTACTGCAACATATCCAACAATTTCTTCTGGTACTACATCAAAGATTGCAATGACATCAACTCCGCTTGGATATAACCATTGGTGGAAATTCTGGAATGATGCTGAACAAAAAAATAATGATTTTATTCCAATTCGAGTAGGTTGGAAAGAATGGCCCGGTCGCAACCAGGATTGGTATAACGAACAACTAAAAATGCTAGGTGAATTAAAGGCAGCACAAGAGGTTGACTGTGCGTTTCTTGGATCATCTAATACATTAATTTCAGCTAATACTATAACAAATTTATCTCCAATTCAACCACTATTTTCTAAAGACGGTCTAGATATTTTAGAATATCCATTCCGTGGTGATAAAGAGGCCAAGCAACCGGCTCACATTTATATGATGACTGTGGACGTTTCCAGGGGTATTGGAGGCGACTATTCAGCATTTACTGTAGTTGATATTACTCAATCTCCATATAAAGTAGTTGCTAAATATAGAAATAATCACGTATCTGATCTGTTGTATCCAAATATTATCCACAAAGTAGCTACCGACTATAATCACGCTTACGTTTTGGTGGAAATCAAGGAAAACGGTCAGCACGTGGCTGATATTCTAACAAATGAATTAGAATATGATAACGTTATGTATGTTACTCGTGGCCAAGGTGGTCAACATATCACTCCAGGTTTTGGGGGGAGAACAGCATCCGTTCAAACTGGTGTAATGACGTCAGCTCAAGTAAAACGAATTGGTTGCTCAACGCTAAAAACACTGGTTGAAGAGTCTAAGTTACTCATTAATGATGTAGATATTATATCTGAGATCTCTACATTTATTGAGACTAAAGGTTCATTTGCCGCTGATGAAGGATATCACGACGATTTAGTGATGACTTTGGTACTATTTAGTTGGGCTTCGACTTCTCCATATTTTAAAGATTTGACTAATTTAGATATGCGTCGAAAAATATTTGAATCTAGGATAGATGAGATTAATAGTAGTATGACGCCTTTCGGATTCTATGATGATGGGCAACCTGATTCTACTAAAGAATTTGAAGATTCAGCTGGCAATAAATGGTATTATGAAGATGCTAAAGGTATGATGGATAATATAGGTTGGTTACTTAAGTAATTTGCAGTTATTACCGTGCCACCTAGCGTAACTACCTGGTGGCATAATTGCTCCACAATGCTCGCATTTTTTATAGTTTTTCTTTATCCATTCTGGATCATTTTGAGTTATTTTAAGAGAAATAGACTGTTGTTCTACTCTTCGTTTCCCGGTGCTAGCTTTCCATTCTGGATCATTTTGAGTTATTTTAAGAGAAATAGACTGTCTTTTACGCTTATCATTACCAACTTCTTCTATCCATTTTTGAGAATTAATCGTGGTTTTTAATTTATTAGATTTAATTATACCAGTGCTAGCTTTCCATTCTGGATCATTAAAAGTAATTTTCATACTATCACTAGCTTTTTTAGCGGTAATTTTACTACCGCTGTTACCATCTAAACCATTTTCTTCTTGTAGATTAGCCCACTCATCAGAATTAACTATATCAAATATCTCAGAAAACGCTAAAGCAAATTCTTTTATTTCCTCTAATGTTTCAAACCATTCAGAAACCCATTCTGTAACAATATAGGTTTTACCATGTTTTTTAAAATGATTTGACCAATATTTACCTGAACCTGTATATATGTGAATATCTTCTCGAATAGATTTGCCAAAATAACGGAGCCCAGTCACTGAGTGACGTTTTACATATAGTCTAGTCGGAGTATAAATAGTCATGCTGATACAGCCCTTTTGTATTAGAATCCATGGATCCGGCAAGATCGCGATGGATATTTTATTGATTTGTATATACTTATACTAAATTTATCTAAATCTCAGTTTTTATAAATATATACAGAAAATCAAAGAATTCTAGCCTGTGATCGTTTCACGGGTTTCACAATAATAAATTAGGAGATATTAATGGCCTACGCTATTTCCCCTTCAGTTACTGTTACAGAAAAGGATCTAACAAACGTTGTTCCTGCGGTCGCTACGACTGCTGGTGCGTTTGCAGGATATTTTCAGTGGGGTCCAGTACTAGAAGTTAGACGAATCGATTCAGAAAAGACCCTTGTAAGTACATTTTTCAAACCAGATACAAATACATATGGTTCGTTCTATTCAGCTGCTAACTTCTTATCTTATGGTAATAATTTACAAGTAGTTCGTGTAGTTGGCGCCGCCGCTAAAAACGCTGGTGTAACCGGAACTGCTGTTAAAATTGATAACGAAGTAGATTATACTACTAATTATTCATCTGGTCAAGGTGCTGTTGGCTCTTGGGCTGCTAAATATCCAGGTACATTAGGTAACTCATTAAAAGTATCTATTGCTGACTCAGTTTCTTATGCTGCATGGGCATATAAAGATCTATTTACTTCAGCTCCTGGTACTTCAAGTGCTGCCGCTGCAATGGGTGGTTCTTTAGACGAAGTTCATATCGTAGTTATCGACGAAGATGGAATGTTTAGTGGTGTTCAAGGTCAAGTTCTTGAAACATTTGCATTTGCATCTAAAGCAAGCGATCTTAAAAATAATGATGGTACACGTAGCTACTACGCTGATATCGTTAATACATCATCTAAGTA